CTTTAAAAGCTGATCCACTTGCTGCTTCTGCTGCGTTGACTTGTATCTGAGCGAGGGCCAAGCTTTGCGCGTGTTTAGATGACATGGTGGCAATCTCGTGCGCGAGCTTTGCTTTCTCGTCGGCATCAGGAATAAATTTATCTAAGAGGCCAGTGACCGGCGTGATTAGCTTGTCAATCATTTCTCAGACCCCAGCCAAACGGCTATCGTTCCTGTCATCGCTCCGCTGACCACTGAAATCATTGCAGATTGCTGAGTTGACAAGTCATCCAAGCTCATTCCCCACTCAATCACGCGGATATACATAATCGTCATAACAACCATCATAAAACGTGGCATGAGCTTGTATTGCAAAATCTTTTCAAAGGTATTCGCCATATTACACCTCTATGTTTATCTTAGTTCCTTGCGGTCTATCCGCTGTAGTCTTGGCCCCAAACCTATCATAAGCTTTGCCTAAGTCCAACTTTTGTTCTCTGAGCGCTTCTAGGTGCGTGTGGTTAGCCCTATGCTCCTTTGCCACCCTTTGCTCCACCAGATGCGTTTCTATGCGCTCACGCGTCTGCGTTTGCTGGTGTATGTCAGATCCTACGTTAAATGGCGCAGTTCCTACGCCGCTTACACCGTCAGCCATTTACCACCACCCAGCGCCCAAGCCTGTCAACCATGTGCCGCCGCCTATAATTGCTGCCAGCATCGCAAATAATAATATCAAGAGTAGTGTTTCAAAGAATGCAGCCTTACGCTCTTGCTGCTTATATAGCGTTTCCTCGCGCTCTTTCCTAATCTTGCGGCGAAGCTCAACCATTTCGCGCCAAGTGCCATAGCCAAAGCGATTGTTCAGCATTTGCTGCAAGTCTTTCTCTTGCTCTGCCAGCTTCTTTTGATGAATGATTATCTGCAAGGCTTCTTGCTCTACTGAGCCAGACGAAAACAGCTTAGTGAAGATAGGCGGGTTCTTACGCTGTTGCTCTGCGCGGCCAAGATCCGCTGCTGCGCCGTACCACTTGCCAAGCTGACCCGCTACATCTTCTAGCTCACGGCCCGCATAAACCAATTTCTTAACCATATTATAACTGGCTGTTGCTGCGCTAATTGCTGTAATCGGATCTATCATGCATCTCGCCCCACAATGATATATCCCAAGCATTTAGCATCAGGATGTATTCTGTATATTTTTGGGTAATGGTAATAAAATGACGGGCGCGGGCAGCGATACCGGCAAGCCTTATACATGATCCCGTGCGGAAACATTCCAAAGGCAATAGATGTGAGGGCGCAAATCATGGCCCAATTATATCACATTTTACTTGACAGCTAAATTCTGAATATCGCGCCGCATCTCTTTTTGATCGTCACGCATTTCTTTTAACAGTTCATGCATCATGTCTGTTTTTTGCTCAAGAAGCTTGATTTGAGACTTGCTAGTAAGAAGATTATTGATGATCCACCAACCTGAAGCAGCTATAGCACCGGCCAGAGCTATGAGAAAGCCCATATAATCTTCCATAAACTTCATTATTCTAGCCCTAATAACCATGTATCATCAGCTTGCTATAATCTCCAGAAAGCAATTTCTTTTTAACATATTCAGCAAACTCACGCGAGCCGATTTTTAATCCACTTTCTTTTAGCCAGATTTCAACAACAACAAAAGGAATTGAGGTAACGTGACGCAAGTCAGATTTACGGTTGTAACCTTCTATCTGCTTTTCTTTGTTATAGTCTAAAATTGCGCTTACATCTTGTGATCTGCTTATAATAACCTTGTCATCTTCAGCAGAAATTTTGGTATTCAGAATATTATTTTGCATTCTTTTTTGCCTTAGATTTTTTCTTTATTTATGCAGGGGGCCATTACAGCCCCCCACACTTAGATTTAGCTAGCGTTTACATCAGCAATAACACCATGTGCTTTTTGCGAAGTAATTTGTAAGCCATATTCGCAGGAAATCAACCGGCGCTCTGCCAAACCAGTTTTCGCCAAGGTTTCTTGCTTTGCCGTTTGCAAATAAGCAACCTCTGCATAGTTTGGATCAAGAACAAATACATCTGGTGTATAGGCTACGCTTGACACTGTGCGAACGCGCATATGTCTGGCTGGCACGATTTGTAGCTCACCAAAATCACTCTGGTAGACATCAATCGCAGCGTTAAGCTTGCTATCTTCTGCTTCTTTGAAACGTGTTGAGTTCCCTGAGAAGGTTGAGATTTTCTGCTTTTGCGCAGATCCACACAATACGATTGATGGCTCTGCACCGCTGTTCCAGCAGTCAGCTATCACACTCTTGAGGAGTGTCTCCGTTAATGGGCGTAACGTACCGTCTGTTGCCGCAGCATTCGGAGAACCACTTTCACCAGTTCCAGAAGTGGTTGGGTTTGCACCGCCAGATCCGCGAGAAGTGTTTGTGGTTAAGAATGCAGGAAGACCAGCAGTTTGACGCGCCGTTCCAGATGCCCCAGCAGAAGCCGCAACATTGTCCAGAAGCATTGCTTCCATATCACGTTTCAGTTCAGACAATTTGTAAGCTACTTGCTTCGCTACAGTCTGCGCATTGGCAACTCCATTGACCGCGTTATTAGTTGAGGATACCTCACTAACCTTGGCAGAAATTTGAGTATAATTGCCTTTGCGAACAGCATTAGTAGGCGCTGAGTTAGACAACCCACTGTCGCCTTCAATTTGCCGGTTTGCACCAGTAGCCGCCAAATCAACTTCACTCCATTCGAAGTAAGTGTTTTCAGCATTACGGGTTCCAATAGAAGACATAAAAATAGTCTCTGTTGGGCTAATTGAGGCCATTGCTGATGCTAAATCCTCACGGATTGTTGTGACATCATATGTCTCGTTGGTGTTTGCAGTAACAGCCATTGCTGTATCCTTTCATTGCAAAAGTTTAAGAAAGAAGAAAATTGGCAACATCATCTATCGTGCCTCTTTTCTGCATTTGCGCTTGAGCTTGTTTAGCTTTTGATGCTTTTCCAGCACTAGCCGCACGTTTTGCTGCTGGCTTGACCACAGGACGCGCACCCTCTGCCTTTTTAGTGGCATTGGCTTTGGTTTGCTGTAACTCACGCCATTTCAACGCATCGTTTAAGATAATGACTTCTTCAGCAGTTTTCACACTAGAAATCTGTTCATTAGAAAGATCGTAGTGCTTCTTTGCCTTGACTGACATATCTTTGATAAACACAGAGCGCTTTTCTGGATCAGAGAACTCAGGCATCCATTCCGCAAGGCGCATAGCCTGTTGTTCAAGATACTGATTGTGCTGCTGTTCCTCTTGTTGACGCTGCTGCTGCGCAACATATTGAGCCTTACGGTCAAAATCATTACGCTTATCAACGGCACGGCGATATTCTGCCTCTGCTTCTAAATAACCTAGAGGGTCACTAGCGCGTAGTTCCTCTGATGGATATTGTGGCACAGGCGGTACTTCGCCATTCTGGATTTGTTGCATCATCTGCGCAAGCATTTGACGCTCTTGGGTCACTTTCTGAGTTACTTCCTCAACTTGCTTTTTAGCTTCAGCAGCTTCAGCCATGCCCTTTTGGATATACTTTTGCCCTGAGTACCCGCGTTTGAGTTCATCTAGGTTTACCTCTTTTTCTTCGCCATCTACTCTGACGCGATAAACAGGTTCCTCTTGAACTGCGCTTTCTTCAGCCTCTTCGTATTCCTCATCTACGCTTTCTTCACTGGCGTTGATCTCAGTGTCATCCACAACTTCAGCTTCAGCTTCCACCGTTTCGGGCTGACCGTCATCAGTTACCTCTACAGCATCTTCTATAGCTTCTTGCGGATTTGGGGCTTCCATAATCAAGCTTTCGGCAACAGCCCCTATGTCATTGCCGTTGATGGGGTTAGTCGTTTCCACGGTGCTTTCCCTTCTTTTGAAGGAGCTTAACTGCATCCACATCGGCTTGCAGTATATGCTCAATTGCATTTAAGGCCCGCAGGATTGCGTGTGCCTCTTCGCGGTCAGATACGTCATCTTTCCCGCTACTTGCGAAAACACTTTTTTGATGTTCTCGCAAATCCTCTATGGTTTCTCTAAACCAATCATTTTGCAGTAGAGATTGTGAGCGTTTGCCCCTTGTTTCAATATCCACCGGCCATTCCCATCATTTGCGCATTATGCTCACGAATAGCGTTTTGCTCTTGCTTCACGCCCTCGACGTCAACTGCTGCGCCATACTTGCCAAGGATCTCAGCAACCTTAATCGCAAGATCCTGCACCATCTCATCACGCTGAAGATCGTCATCCATGCCAAGCTTGTGCATTTTATACTGTTGATCCATTTGAGCTTTTGCCATGTCAACTTGCGCTCTTGTCTGGGCTTTCATTTGCTCTGTTTGCAAGAATGCAGCATTCGGATCTTGCTGCTGCTGCGCCATCATAGCTTGCTGCTGCTGAGCCATTGCCATCATTTGCTGCTCAATTTCCATCGTCATTGGCATAAAGTATCTGTCAGCATTTCTAATGCCGCCCAGAGCCAGCATATCAGCCATTGTGTTGCGTAGCTGTGTAAGCGTCACAATGCCGTTCTGAGGCCCGTAAGTCTGATATACTTGCTGCTGTATAGCAAATGCCTGTTGCAGCGCTGCTGCCCGCTCATTCTCGCGCCCCGTGCCTATTCCTACGTTGACGGTAAGATCCATCTCCGTTTCCCACGATCTTGGATCGACAGGCACAAAGCTTCCGTTGAGGCGCATCATTTCCTCTTCGTCAGCGTGTTTGACCATTAGATCAAGCATGAGCCTAAACATCTGGCGCATACCGCCTTCAGCAAAGTTTCTAGCTATTACTTCAGCCTGACCTGTTTGACCTTCTTGAGATGCAGCAATTGCTGTTGCAGTTGTTGATTTCAAAACATCTGGATCAAGCCCTTGCGCCATTTTACTTACGCCGGTTTTATTATCAACCAATTGGTCAAAATACTGCATAGCCGGTAAAGTTTGACCCGCCGTAAAGGGAACTGTCATTTCAGTAACCGCTGAAGGCGACTTCACTCTAACAATGCGGCCAATCTCATTATTCAAAAGATCGTCAATCGCCGCCTGTCCTTCTACAACTTGCAGCGCTGGGTTGTTTGTTAGCGCCACGTTGTCCAAAACCCCCCTGAGCATCGCTGTAGCGGCGTCCTGATCGTCCATAACCAAATCCACAAGTGATGTGCCAAAGAAAGCGTGTGGCTCTGGATCGCACTCAAATATGGCGTATGGGGCGTAGTCAGCTTCATAGAAGTTCAGCAGCTTGTAAGATGTACCGGCGCAAAGAAACTGGTAGAGTTTGGTCTGACCCGTTCCCTCAATATCAAGCTCCATATAAGCGCTCGTCACTGTGATTTTTTTAGAAGCGCCAGAGATGTTTTCATCATCTGCTTCATCTACAGTGTAACCTCTGCGCTCAAACTCAGCTTCATCCTGCGTTGTGCTGTATTCAGATCCATCCAAACCGGCTAAATCATCAAGACTAAAGCCCATAGAAAGCAACTCACCGACAGTCATTTCAGTGCTGTGGCCGACTATATAATAGCTATCCATAGACCTAGCGTTACGATCTACAAAAAAATCTTCTGGGGGAATGCTCTCTATGCAGACATCGCCATGAGGAATAGAGCGGGCAATTTTAACATCATGCTCTGGCATCTCTATTTCCATGCCCATTTCATCCATGCTGATCGTCATGCGAGCTTCATGCTCAATAACCTCAACGTCATCATCTTCTACAAGCAAAGCAAACGCTTCTTCCGTTAGGTTTGTAAAAGTGTGGATCTCCGTTTCCATTTCTTCTTTATGGTAAACGTAAGCAATACCCGCCTTTTTAACCATAGCATCTTGGAATACATCGCTGAGAATACGGTATCCGTTGTGCTGCTGGAACTTATAGCTAATAAATTGGGTAGCCTGTTCTGCCATTGCAACATCTTCTGGGCCACGCGGCACAAACTCAACAGGCTTTTCATTAGACAAAAAGATGCGCTGAATAGAAGGTTTCATGCCACGCACAACTTCACGGCACTTAGTTGCTACAACTCGTGACCGGCCCTCTTCATAGCCAATGTCAACTTCCCCATCAAAGTAACGCTGGGCTTTAATCCTTTGGGGCGCTACTTCGCTGTCAATGAAATCTTGAGCATCCTCTATTGCTTTGGAAACAATGCTTTCAATCTGCACTTCGTCTAATGGTTCTAATCTCATTGATTGATTGCTCCTATAGCATCTTGTACGAATGGCTCTGCCATTGGGCCAAACAAGTCTGCTGTCGGGCCAGCCGCTTCTCTTGCGCCAAATGTTGCACCTGATCTGCTAATAAATGGAGCAATTGAGGCTATAAACTGTTGCGCTTGTGCTATAGCCCTATCATCAGTAATCGCCCTACGAACTAAATCAGGATTTTCTGAAACAAGAATGTTAGCAATTCTACTACGCTCTGCTGTAGATAATTCTCTACTGAAACTATCTACAAATTTACGCGATATAGACAGCAATGCATTTACATCACCTGTTGAAGCCGCAACGCCTTCTGCAACAGTAACACCCGCATTTTGCGCCCGTTGAGCCATCATCGTTTCAGCGGTTTGTGTGTTTCGTAAAACCGTTTGGGCTACATCTTCTGCTTCTGTTGCTATATCCAACTTTCTTAAAATTTTAGCTTGGTCTTGAGGATCTGGAACTAAAGCGCGTAGCAACATTCCTTCCTTTTGACCTTCATCCAACATTCTGCGAAGTGTTGATCGCTCCATTCCCGTAGCAAATTTACCTTGCAGCGCCGCTAAAAACCCAGATCGAAAACTTGCAAGTGTTTCTGGATCTTTTGCCCATTTATCTTCTAGTCCTACCATAACCTCGTTGACATCACCAGAAAGTGCTTTTCTTCCCGCTATGAACGCATCACGATTAGATCTAACAGCCGCAGCTTGCGCCCTCGTTGACATCAAATCAGGAACATCTACATCAAGAACAGAACGTAATGATTTTTCAATATCTGTAGTTGCTATTGATAAATCTATATCTCCAGCCTTACTTTCCTTCCGCGCCGTTTGTTGAAGAACTCTTCGTATTTTTTCAGCTTCTTCTACAGTAGGTTTTCGCGCAAAACGAACAACACCATCATCGCCTAGTGTATACAAATCAGACATCCCTTGGCGGCGAGCAATTTTGTTAAGACTTTCACCGACATCTGGCGCTGTTTTCAACACCCGCGACAATTCTAAGAAAACGTCATTTGTCACAGGCTCAGTTTTAAATGGAGCATATGCTGCGCGTTCTGCTGCTACTGTCTGCGCTTCGCTAGTTGCACGGCGACGAACTGCACTTGCTGCTGGATCGGAGCTAACATCATCTAAATATTCCGCAATTTCTGATTGTGCAGCGCCACGCAATTTAATTGGTCTTTGCTCAAGCGCAGTTTGTATCGTTTCTGCCGCTGGGCCACCTTGCCCCCTCAAAGCCTTGACAGACGCCGCTATTGTACGGTTTTCCGCTAATATTTTACCGTCAACAATGTCTTGAAAAATTTGTTCTGGCGTTTTTCCTGTTTGCTCAACTAACCGCTGTATTTCATTTTCTACTACAGTAGCACCTCTGCGACCTGATGTTCGCCTAGCAGCGTCTACAAGTGCCTCTACGCCTTGTATGCCATACTGTGCGACCTTGCCGCCGACAACACCGCCACCAGCACCCGTTGCAAAGCCAAACGGCACTCGCGCCGCTCTCTCTGCCGCACCACCCTCACCAGTACCAAAGGCATATGCGGCACCCTCTGCACCACCGCGAAGCGCTAAACGCCCTAATGTTGGAGCAGCCGCACCCCCGCCCGTGAGCAACATTGGGGCAACAGCCCCGCCTAACTCATACGCCATTGCTTCTTTTGGACGCGCCTCTTGGTATGCTTTGATGCCCCCGCGAATTTCATCTAAGGTTTGCTCATAAGGCTTACCAGTCATAATTGATTTGGCTCGCGCCTCCACCTCGTCTGCAAAACCCAAAGACAAACCTTGAAGTGCAGTCCGTGTGCGCTGCGTTGGGACTACCAACTGTTCTTTTTGTTTTTGCTCCGCTTTAGCTAAAGTGCGCTCTAAAATTTTGCGCTGGTTATCTGTCATGTCAACCATCTCAGCCCTCCAAGTATTCTACGCGGTCTGCTTCTGTCATAACATTTTGCCAATGATTTTTCCAATCCGCAGAAGTTGGAAACTGACTTGAATTAGGATTTGGCGGCACTTGAAGTACAGTCGGCTTCTCTGGAATTGTTCCCTTAAAACTAAAGTCTGGAATAACAAGACTAGGATTAATTCCAGCTTGCTTGGCGAAGTCTTCATATTGATCTGCGATAGATGTATATTGCTCTTCAGCACCACTGTACAACCGTCCAGCACGGTCTACAAAGTCTGCACGTTGAGTTTCAGTTAATCGGGTGCCTTCTCTAACTTGGTTATATAGACTTCTTACACGCTCATCTACTGCTCCTGAGTTTTGCGCAGTAGCAAATTCTCCCTCACGCACAACAGACCCCGGATCTAAAACTTTCATAAAGTTAAAGATCAACGCTAAATCACCCGCTGGTGACGGATCAACGGCTGAGCGAACAACACGAGAATATGCAAAGCTAACTTTTGAAAAGTCCTTAACAGATTGCAAACCAGTAAATTCTTTCCTAGCATCCATAACCGCTTTTGAAGCAGCCGACTGAGCAGCTTGTTGAGCTTTTGTTTGAGCAGCACCAGCCGCCAACATTGCCCTAGCATTTGCAGCAGCTTCAGTTTGACGCGATCTCTCGTTGGCCTGAACCTCGCTAAGATAGCCTGAGAAGCCCTGAGAGGCGTCCAGAGCGCGTGATTGTACCGCTTGCAGATAACGTGCTGCAACTTGATCGCCCGCCTCTGCCCGCTTCTGTAGCTCCGCTATGGTGCGGTTGCGAGCCTGACCTTGCATTCTAGCCTGACCAGACTGCATCATTTGCTGCCGGTAATTAGCAGATTGCGGGTTCATAGGGTTTAAAACAGATGCAGCCATTCCCAAGCGGTTTGCAAAGTTTAGGCCGGTTTCCTCATCTGGACGCCTTACACGATCAAGTAAACCTAATAGGCCGCTTCTAGGTGCTTGGTTTGGGTTCATACTCATCTAAAAATCCTCTAAGCGAATTGACCAGCCGCCATAAGATAGTCAAGAAATCCTGCGTTATAACCTTGCTGCTGACCCTGCAAGTTAGGCACACCAGACATAGCGCCCAAGAACGTAGCCAATCCCTGCTGTGGAGCGCCGGTATATCCCGCATATTGTTGCTTTCCAGCGTTTATAAGATCCTGCATCATTTGACGCTGCTGCTGACCTTGCTGCATTTGCTGTTGCTGTATTGCCTGACCGTAGCCAAACGATTGACCACCCAACCCAGCCATTTGCTGCGCTGCGCCCAAACGTGTACCCATTGCCGCTTGTTGAGCAGCAAGATTTTGTGATTGCGCAGAAGCCCTTTGACCAGCCGCATACTGATTAGCTGCCGTTTGAGCAGCAACATCCTGCCCTGCGAGGCCAAGAGCCGTATTGTACCCTTGCTGACGCATTCTGGTAGCCGTGTCGGCCATTTGCTGAGTGTAACCCTTCATAGCTTCACCCATAGCAACACCATGCCGCGAACCGCCAAAAGCTCTGGCCTGTTGCGCTTGAGCATCTAGCTGGTTCATTCCCAACTGCGCTTGCGTACCAATATCTCGCATAGATTGCTGGACAACCTGCGTTTCATACGGATTTGTATATGGAGAAAGATTTGTTCCAGCTATTTGACCTGCCTGATAACTCTCAGGCGTAATCCCCATTGGAGTAAAGCCTAAGCCTTGCTGAGTAGTAGCCAAAGCTGCTTGCTGCGCACCAGAAGCTTGCTGGTATGGATTTGCAGCCA